CAAGAGCCTTCGGTCAGCGGCCAATCGCATAGATGATCTTCGCTGGGTCATCGAGGTTGCGGATCAGCATGGCCTGCTGTTCCTTGGTGAGCGTCTCGCGCACCTTGTCCTCGGCGCTGTCATAGTCCTGCACCCGAAGTGCTGCCTTGGTGGTGTTGTATTTTTCGAACCGCTTTCGGTAGTCATCCTGAGCGGCGTCCTCGGCCTTCTTGGCAGCATCGCGCTTCTGCGTCTCGGCTTCCTCGGCCTTCACATACTCACGCATCTGCTGTTCATAGGCGGCTTCGTCAAAGCCACAGCCCTCAAGCGTGGGCTTTGCCATTGGCTCGACCTTGGCATGCTTTTCCGCCTCTAGTTCGGCAACTCTGGCCTTGGCTTCTCGCTCCTTGCGAGCGGTTTCCTTGAGTGTCTCGCGAAGGCGCTGAACAGCGCGCTTGCCCTTGTCGCCCAGTTCCTCATCGGGAACGTCTTCATCTTCGTCGGCCGCCTCGCCTTCGATGACAATGGATAGCTCCGGTTCGGCTTCCTCAGCCGCAGTGTCTGCCTCAAGCGTATCCTCGCCCTCTGGAGTATCTTGCGTGTCGATGTCGGTATCGTCTTCGGACGTGGGGTCACTGTCCTGTTGCTGGTCCAGCATTTGCTGCCTGTCCTTCTGCTGCCATTATTTTTTCTGCTGTCCTTACCGCCGCGTCCTGTTGCGCGATGGGTATCCCCGCCAGAGTTTCGGCGGTCTGCGCCTTCGTCAGTTCCGTTTGCGCCAACGCCTTCACGGTGTCCGCCTGAGCCTTCTGTGCCTTTGCCTGGGATTCACCGGCCATAGCCTCGGCAAGGATCAGGTTCGGGTCTGGCTGCTGCTGACCTTGTGCGGCCTGCGCTGCCTGCTCCATTTCGGCCTGTTCTTCCTTCGTCGGCTTGACCACGCCCATCTTGAGCAGCCGCTTGCGAGAGTAGTCACGCACGTCCTGCATGCCCTCTGCCTCAAGGTTCATCATGGCGACGTGCGTCAGGATGGTTACCGTTTCCGGATCGGTCGTTTGCCCCATGATGCCAGTCACCGTGCGGACGATGGCGCTACGGCGGGACGCAGATGTCGGACCCACATCAGCTTCAACATCGAATTCCGCGCGGCCGAAGTCGATTTCCGCCGCGACCTTGCCGGTTTTGGGGTCCAGTATCTTCTTGCCAATCTCGACAGTGCCGCGCTTCCCGTCCTCAGATAGCGTCTTGAGTTTGCGACCCTTGTTCGTGTCAACCTCAGCGGAATAGACAACCGCCGCCATGGATTGCCAAACCTCGGCAATGCGGCGCTCGGTATCGGCAGCGTTGTCCATGTAGCCATAGGACTGCATGTCCATGCGGCCCTGAGCCAGTTCCATCGCGACACCGCTGAGGTCCGGCTGCACCTGCTCAGTGTTCTCAGGGTTTCCCATCATGTCGCTGATATCTTGCTTCATGATCTGGACAAGCGCGGCGACGGCTGGCGCAACCTCCGGCGACTTGGTGAAGGTCACCGGGCCAGCGGGAAGCATGTTCCCGCTTTGATCATAAACAGGATCAATCACAAGGAATGCGTTGTTGTCTTTGTGGTCGTTCTGCCACATGTCAGCATGGCGGCCGATCTGCTCGGCGAGGAACACCGGCTTTTCGATTCCAGACGATGCCGCAGTCTCGGCAACCTTTGACACTTGCAGGTTATAGACGATCTGCCCATCAATCGCCTTGGCAACGTGGCCCTTGAAGCGCTCAACGCGGTTGATAACCGTCCGGTGTCCATACTGCGGGATGAGCGGGATTTCATGGCCTGGGATGATTTCCGGGCCTTTGAGAACCTTGGCGCCGTTCATCACGTACTTTGAGACGCGATGCACTTCCTGCTCACGCGGATCAGTCTCCACGTAGCCGGTTGCTTTCAGTTCCTCAATCGTGGCGTCATCAAGTTCGTCCTCAAGGAACTCCTGCACATCACCGCCGAAGCCCTCAAAGACGCGATAGGTTTCCGTCGTGTCTTCCTTGAGAAAATACTCAGCGACAAAGACCAGATCGGCCCCATTGCCGAACCATGGGAACTTGAACTGGCCCTTGTAGACTTCCGGCCAGTTAGCGCATTCCTTGCCAAACTCCTTGATGAAAGCAGCACGCGCCCATGGCTCGACGTAGAACGCATGATAGGCGTCCGACTTGTCTTTCTTCTTGGCGTTCACATCAAAGAACAGGCTGATTTCCGGGTCATAGACCGGCTCAAGGCAAATGCGCTGCTGTTCGCCCTTCTCGACCTCTGCCCGCAACCTGACGCCACCGAATCCACCTTCAACGGCGCAGTCAAAGGCATTGTCGCGGGCGTCCCGTCCAGATGCGTCTTGCGTGTCGGCGCGGAAGCGAGCGGCGCAGGCATCCGCCAAAGCGTCAGATTCCGTACCATCCTTGGGCAGAAACTTCGCGGCGATGCGGTTCTTGCGATACTCGTTCTTGATGCGCTGAACGGCTCCCGACACATGGTCAATCTCGAACTTGATCTTGTTCTTGAAATCGTCGTTCTCATCCCAATCCCACTGGGCACCGGGGATATTCACGAACCGTCGGCAGGCCAGCGCCTTTACGCGGTCCTCCATTGTCGCGTTATAGCTGTCCTCGAACTGCCGCAGCGCCTCGGCATGGATTTCGGAGTGCCGCTCCTCTTTGCTCTTACGTGCCATGTCAGAACCTTCTCGATGCGCCGAGGCTTTGCCGTGGCGGGATGTGGATGGGGGTTTCCGGCGTTTTCTTCTTGACCATCTGCGGGAACAGGTCGGTCAGGCCCCAAACCAGAGCGTCAACGCGGTCAGGTGACCACCCTTGCGCCTTGCGGTCAAAGCCTGTGGTAAAGACGCACATCTGATCTTCGAGGTTTCCGAACTCGTCAGCGTGATAGACTTTGCCCAACTCATAGAGCGAGGCAATTGGCTCGGCGCGAACGACCTTGCCCCGCGTTGCGTGTACAGCGCGATATGGAATGGTGCGGCCCGGCGCTTGGGCGCGAATGGTGGCCTCAACCATTTCACCGCCTTGGTTGACCTCGGCCACAATCCGGTCAGCGTCGTACTTGTCATAAAGAGCAATGGCTTTGCGCGCCCATTCCTCGGGACGCATGCGGTCGCTGCCATCCTCAAGAACGTACCCGTAACCGTCAGTGCCTAGCGCAACCACCATGATGCCAGTTTCATCGGAGCCAACATCGCTTGAGACAGCTGGATCAACGGCCACAACAATGCGATCGAAGTCTGGCAGGTTCTGAGTGCGCTTGATGAAGCCACGCCGCCAAAGTGCGTTCTCAACATCAGCCATATAGAGGCCGTCGAAGAACCGCTTGCGCTGGCGCTCTGGCAATGCCTGTAGGTTGCTGATGTATTCCGCCGGCAGGTTTTCCGCGTTATCCAGCGGGTTTATAACCATGTGGCAATACTTGGACAGATCGACCTTGGTTTCGCCGTCTGGATTCACCCCGTCGATCCACATGCGATAGGTCCAGTGCGCCGAGGTCGTTGGGTTGAGGTCAACGTAGCTTTTCAAGCTGAGCGGCCTGCCATCGACCTGCGATACGCTCTGAGCAAGGCGTGTTTGCGCGACGAGATAGGACGACAGCGGAATCTCGGATGCTTCGTTGAAATAGAGCGTCACGAATTCACGCCCTAGGATCTTGTCAACGCGCTCTTTGTCGTCCAGACCAGCAAGCCAAATTTCAGATCCGTTCGGCAGGCTGAAATAACCGTCCTGCTCATGCCATGTCAGAGGAATTCCGGGAAACTTGAGCGAGAACGCTTTGGGGAATGTGTCCTTGCCGATGGACTGCTTTACCGCGACACCATGACGGCGGAATATTGCATGCCGTGATCCAGGGGCTTTCATGGCGCGTGTGCCAATGAAGTCGCAGAACGCAAATGTCTTGCCGGAGCGCGATCCACCATAGCAAAGGACATGCGTTTTGCCTGACGAAGCCAGACTGCGCAATTCCTGCTGCTTTGGGGTGAGGCTATAGGTCGGCATCTGTCGCCGCTATGGTGACTGAGAGCGCGCCGCTGAGGTCTTTCTTGTCTGTCAGGCCAAGATCACGGGCAATAATGTTGGAATTCAGTAGGTCAGCAGATGCGCCTTCGAACTTCTGCTGGTAGATAATTTCCTCAGCCCGCGTAATGACTTCGTACAAATCGGGACGCTTTTCCCGCCAAACATTCCACGTCGCGCGGTTGATATCGAGGAACACACACAGCCCGCCGATGGTCATGGCGCGCATCTTTGGCAGGCTGGCGACTGTTATCTGTCCCTCGTATGAGAACGCCTTGGCTTCTTGAAGCGGGTGCGTCTCTACCCATTCGAAGTATTCGCAACATGCAGCCCATAGCGGCTCGGGGTCCGCAAAAATGGGTTTAGGTCCAGCAGACGACCTTGCCTGCCAGAACCTATTCCCTTGCGTGAATTTCCCTGCCTTGTCTCGATGCTGCATCGTCAGATCAGCACTTCTTGTCGCCTTTGCCCTTCGTCTTTTTCATGTCGCCCTCCGCGTTTGGGTTGGTTGTGACTGAGCGGTATTATTATACCCCATAATTCCCAGTGATGTAATAGTCATTTCGCGATTTCCCTTTCGCGCTTGCCTGAAACGCGCATGCGAAAGCGGCGGCTTTGCCTGACTTCGCGCAGGATTGACCGATCATAGAGGGTGATACAGCGCTGAGAGTGTCTGCCGCAGACGGCGTAGAAAACGCCTTCCTTGACGCGGAAGCGCCAGACAGACGACACGGCGTCTATGTGGAAGACGAATTCCACCAGATCGTTGCGGTGTTCTGCTATGGCGCGCTCTATGTTGCGGCGCAGTGCCATGCCGTCGATTGATGCTATGCCTCTCTCTCGGCAACGCTGGACAAAATGGTGGGTCATGTACGCACCCACATTCTTACGCGGGCGCGGCCCACCAGCTTGCGGCTGTATGTCGCCTTGCCTTCCAGGCGCAGTATCCTGAGAGCGCCCCATGTCGATGAGGTGGAAACGCCCGCGACCTCCGCGATTTCGTTGGCGCTTTTCGGCACGTCCGACACCACGTCAAATATTCGCGCCACAAGCTGCCCGCTCAATGCTTTCGGATCAGACTCCACTTTCGGCGGCTTTACGCGGCCTTCCTTGATGGCGAGTTCCATCCACCTGTCGGCAAGTTCGGCCTCGGTGAGCGGCTGGCGCTTTTGGGCCGGAAGCTTTGGCTTGGCGACGGGAACGCCGAAACGTGCGGTGATGTAGGTCATGAGAACACCTGTTTAAGCTGTGTCTGCCACCGGCGAACGCCATGCATCACTGATGAGTGATCTACGCCCCACCAGCGCGCAATCGTCGGATATGAAACGCCGAGCTTTTCGCGGATCAGCGACCAGCACTCGAACCTGGCGTGGGAGACTGCAAACCTCTGTGACCGGCCCATGAGTTCCGCCACAGCCACACCGCGCTTATGTGACACGTCCTGAACAATGGCCTGCCAGCGCGGAACGGCCATAGGGTTGAACCGCCCCGGCAGGATAACATCGGCGTTGATCATCGCCCCTTTCAGGCTTTCGACGTATTCAAGCGTTGTCATTTGGCTCTCCCATCATGCAGTCCCCCTTCAAAGCTTCATCGACAGCGGCGGCGCGCATTTCCGGCGAGCGCATGGGGAACAGTTCATCCACCAATGCTTTCACTCGCGCCCGCTCCTCCTCGGTTGCGGGGCGGCGCGCGGGTTCTGGCGGGGCTGGCCCGCGCTCGAGGGCGGCAATCATGTGTCGGCGGGGGCTGGTGAGGGCTTCGCAGCGCTTTTCGAGTTCGTCCCATGTCGGGAAAAACCGATAGGTGTTTTTCAGAAGCACCGAACGAACCACGTCGGCGGGGTATCTAGAAAGTCGCG